CTGGACAAGCATTTCCTTACAAGGAGATGGTTAAAGAATGGAATGGTTCTTTAGTGCATATTTCTGAATTTGAACCCAAACACCCACAACTTGATCCACCTTATCATAAAGCAGATGCAGTAGCATTGAGAAATCCAAGAACTATGACAACCCAACAACCAACTCAAGAATTTTCAAACGATCAAACAATTTCAGATTCTGGTGGTATCCATGTTGGAGTTGCAAATTTATCATTACCTGGAGAATTTGCTTTTAGAACACAAGATTTTAATGTTACATCAAACGGTATTACAACTACAATACATAGCATGGTTCCAGAAGATCCATCATTACAAAATAGAAGAAGACAAGCAGATTCTTTTATTGGTAACATAACAGTGAGTATAACATAATGGCAATAACATTCGCAAATTTTTTAACTCAAGTTCGAGACTACACAGAGGTAAATTCAAATGTATTGACAGATTCAATTATACAAAATTTTATTAGAGGTGTAGAATTAGATATAGCAGGCAAAGTTGATTACGATGATTTAAGAAAATATGCTACATCTAATTTTACTGCAGGTAATAGATATGTATCTTTACCTAATGATGCAATAATAATTAGATCAGTTCAAGTCATTGATAGTAGCAATAACAGAACTTTTTTAGAAAAAAGAGACACAAGTTTTATTTCAGAATACTCTCCAAATGATTCAACAACAGGAACCCCTAAATATTATGCTAATTGGGAAGATAATGTTCAACAAGGTGCTGTAATTTTAGTAGCACCCACTCCTGCAAATGCTGATATTGTACAAGTAAATTATATTAAAACACCACCAGAATTCACCAGTACAACTAATACTTTCGTATCTACAAATCAAGAATCTATGCTTCTTCACGGTGTTTTGGCTGAAGCTTTTAGATTCTTAAAAGGACCAGACAATCTATACAACCTATACCAAACAAAGTATAATGAAGAAGTACAAAATTTTGCCCTACAACAAATGGGTAGAAGAAGACGGGGGGAGTTTGATGACGGTGTACCAAGAGTGGTAGTACCATCTCCTTCTCCAAACCAATAATTTTAAAGGAGAATAATTATGGCTATAACAACAAACGCAATCTGTAATACTTTTAAAAAAGAATTACTGCAAGGAAAACACGACTTTGATACATCATCTGATACTTACAAATTAGCGATGTACACAAGTTCAGCGACTTTAGGAAAATCAACAGAGAACTATTCAACAAACCCAGGTGGTGGCTCTAACACTGAAGTAACTTCAGCTAACTATACAGCTGGTGGAAAAGCTTTAGTTAACCAAGGTGTTAAAGTTTCATCAAGCATAGCTATCACTGACTTTGCTGATCTTTCTTTTCAAAACGTAACTCTTACTGCAAGAGGCGCTTTGATTTACAATACAACTACAGATGGTGGTTCAAATACTACTGATGCTGTCGCTGTGTTAGATTTTGGAAGTGATAAAACTGCAACATCTGGAACATTTACAATTCAGTTTCCTGCATTTACTACTTCTGCTGCAATTTTAAGAATTGCTTAAGGATATAAAATGATATGGCAGCTACTTGGGGTTCAAATGTATGGGGTTTTCAAAACTGGGGTACTCTCGGTGATAACACTGCATCCTTAAGTAGCGCCAATCTTCAAGCATCTTTTTCATTAGGTACAATCGTAACTGACGCAGAAATTCAAGTCGGTTGGGGTGGAGATACATGGGGAGAAAATGAATGGGGTGATCTTTCAGGATCTCAACCATCAATAACAGGAATACAAGCTGCTTTCTCAATTGGTACACTGCAATCAGTATCCGGTAACGCAACTGTTGATGTAACCGGCATATCTTTAACATCATCACAAGGCACAACTATAGGGGGTGCTTCTGTAACAGTTACAGTAGTTGGTAGTTTAGAATCTATGGGGATAGGAAGTGTTGCAACACCTATCGGACAGGAAATAGATGTATCTGGTTCACAAATTTCTTCAACAATTGGTGCAACAACTGTAGATGATTCTACGTTAACTGGAATAGGTTGGGGTAGAAGAACTTGGGGCAACTTAGCCTGGGGTGGAGCTTACTCTGCTATAGCTGTTGGACAACAATTAACTTCAACAATAAACTTTCCAGCAACAGGAGCATTTACTGATGTAAATGTTTCAGTTACAAGTGCGGGACAGTTAACTACAACTTTTGCAAGTCCTTCTTTCTCAATTCAAATTGATCAGGATATATTTATACTTGCTTCTGAAGATCAACTCGATGCGCTGACAACTGTATCAACAGCAACTGGAAATGCTGATGTAGATGTTACAGGTGTTCAATCCACAATACAACAAGGTATTACGGTTGGTGGTTTAAAAACACCTGTTGATGTGTCTGGTATTCAAATGTCAATGACACTTGGTTCAATAAGTTTAATACAATCAACTAATGAACCTGTAACTGGTCAACAGTTAGCTATATCTCTAGGGCAACATGCCGAAATACCTGCTCAAATTGTAGGGGTTGGAGGTGTTCAATTATCAAGTTCTATAGGAAGTGTAATAGCAACTGGTCAAGCAGCTGTTGATGTTACAGGTATACAAATGACTGCTTCAATCGGTAGTCCAAATATAACTGCTTGGGCTGAAATAGACCCTGGAGTTGCTAATGTTTGGACAGAGGTTGACCTAGCAGCTTAGGTAAGATAAAATTAAAATTATTTAGGAGATAAAAAATTATGACATCGGCTTACTCTACAGATTTAAAATTGGAACTAATGGTAACTGGCGAAAATGCTGGTACATGGGGTGATAACACAAATAACAACTTAAACTTAATTCAACAAGCGATTGCAGGATTTGAACAAGTAACACTTAATAGTGGGGGTACTCTTGCTTTAGCAATGACTGATAAAACAATTTCTAACGCTAGAAATATGGTTATTAAATTTGCTACAGCTTCAATTGCTGCTAGTACAATTTGTACTATTCCAGATTCAATAGAAAAATTTTATATATTCGATGCAACAGGTTTGACTAATCCAGCTAACCTTACAATTAAAACTGCATCAGGAACTGGATTTTCTTTAGATGCTGCAAAAATTTATGCAGCCTACTCTGACGGAACAAATTTAAAAGAGATATCTTTAGACACTTTAGGTGGCACAGTAGCCGCAGCACAAATTGCTGATAGTGCAGTAACGACAGCTAAGATTGCAGACGATGCTGTAACCTCAGCTAAGATTGCTGACGATGCCGTTGTAGCAGCAGCAATCGCTGATAACGCAGTTGTAACTGCAGCTATAAATAATGATGCCGTAACTGCTGATAAACTTGCAGACACTTCTGTTTCTGCAGGATCATACACAACTGCAAACATAACTGTAGATGCTCAAGGAAGATTGACAGCTGCCGCTAGTGGAGCAGGTGGAGATGGTGCTTACGTTTTACATTTTGCTGAAGTAGGTCCAAACAGTGGAAACATAACTGCAAACCCAGCTGCAAACAATTTTTATGCATACCTTTGTGGTGCTGCAGGAGGTGCTGGTGGATTTTCAACTCAAGCTCCTGGAAGAGCAGGAGGAGCTGGTGGAGATGGAGGAATAGGATTTTTTTCAGGTCCAACTTCTGGTGGAGCAACAATCGCATACTCACTTGGAGCCGGTGGAAACATAGGTACTACAAGCCCAGGTGGAAATGATGGAAACGCTGGTGCAGCATCCACGTTAGGAACATTCACTGCAAATGGTGGTGGTGGAGGAGCTCGGGGTGGACCTGCTTTTCAACCTAACAGAGCAGTAAAAGGAACTTACGGAACAGCACCAGGTGGAATTTTATTACCAGAGAAAACATTTTTTGCAGGATCAGCTGGCTTAGGCCCTGGTACTAACTTTTCAGGTGATAATGCTGGTGGACCAAATCCAGTTCCAGGTGCCGTTGGTGGTGCTGGTGGAGTAGTTTACTTTGATGATGGGAACGCATAATGGCTTACGCAATTACACATAATAATAATTTATTGAGAATAGCAGCAAACGAAACTGAAAAAAATGAGTTAACTGCTATAAATACACCTCATACAGAAATTAATATAAGCGACTCAGATTTTGCTTTAATAAAACAAAATAATGCTACTTGGGTTATTGATGGTAGTTCAATGACTATTAGTGAACAATCAGAACCTGGTTCAATGGCAGATGCAGAAGCATTACATGTTTATTTAAAAGATGTAAGAGAGAGTATAAATCTACTTACAGCTAATGCTAATGCTAGCACTCAAAGTAAAACTTTATATACTCAATTTGTAAATTATAATAATTACTTAAATACTTTTGATACTTCAACTGTGACATACCCAATTATTACTTGGGAAAAATATTGTCAGGATAATGGAATTACTTATTTAAATCTTTTACAACTTCCGTAAATGTGTTAAACATTTCGAATGTTAAACAATGTAATTACTTTTTCAGCAAGTAAAGAATTTATAAAAAATAATCAGGATAATTTACCAGTTCTTACAAAAACTAATATACCAGAATGGTATAAAAAACTCACACACAGTTATGAAATGCAAACTGTTAAAGGTTGTATGCCTTTTTTAGATACGCTTACCGCTGGGTATATTTTAAAAATACCAACAGACTATAAGATAAGACACAATATTGAATTTGAGGGAAAAAAAAGAGCTGGATTTGATTCAGCTCAACAAATGATGAATAGTCTTGCTGAAAAAATAAATATTAATTATCAAGGAAAAGGAGAGTTTCATTCTACTGAACAATTAAAGGGAAGTCCTTTAGTTGAAAAAAATAAAAACTTAGCATTTCATAAAATTTTAAATCCATGGATAATAAGAACACCTCCTGGGTATTCAACTCTTTTTGTCCCTCCTTTAAATAACTCAGATGATCGTTTTTCAATTATTGCAGGTATCGTTGATACAGATAATTTTGTAAATGAAATAAATTTTCCAATTACAATAAATGGAGATAAATACGAAATATTAGATACTATTATTGAAAGAGGAACTCCCTATGTTCAATGTATACCTTTTAAAAGAGAAGACTGGAAAATGAAAATTAAGGTCATGGATGATAAAAAATATATGGAAAATAGATTTTTTATGGTTAAATATTTAGTTCATAATTACAAAAAATTATTTTGGAAAAAAAAATCATGGAAGTAAATTTTGATTTACATAAATATATTACAGTCTTTGATGATGTCATGCCAAAAAAAACTTTAGAAGCATTTAAAAAAATATGCAGAAGTTCAGATAAATTTCAAGGAGCAACAATAATAGGTGATGATGAACCTGTTCTTGATGAGAACGTAAGAAAAGTAGGCACTTGGGGTTTACATAATATTAAAACAGATTCTTACACTGAAGTCTTATGGTGTAATTATTTAATAAAACATTTAAAAAGTTGTATAAATAGTTATAATCATTTTCATGATCTTCCTAGTGAATTTTTAATAAATGATATACAAGTTTTAAAATATGGTAAGGGAGGACATTATAAATTTCATACAGACCATAGCGCAAGAATTCCAAGACACTATAGTTGTATATTTATGATCAACGATAATTACGAGGGAGGAGACTTATGTTTTAAGTATCCTAGGTCAGAAAAAATTACAAGAATACAAAAAAAAGAAAATAGGATGATTATATGGCCTAGCAATAGTTTATATCCTCATTGTGTTTTACCTGTAACTAAAGGAGAAAGGTACTCGGTAGTAGCATGGGCCTTATAGGAAAAGATTTTACATATAAAAAAATAAAAAATTTTCTTACTAAAGATGAAGTAAAATTATTAAGTAATTATTGTGAAATAAGACATAGAAATAATACTACAAATTTTGATGAATCAAAAGAAATGGGAATACCAGATTCAAAATTTTATGGAGATACAGTTTTTGAGTCTTTGATGCTCAAACAATTACCGTTAATGGAAAAAGAAACTGGGGTACAATTATTACCAACTTATGCTTTTTGGAGATGCTATACAAAATTTTCATCTCTTGCAAATCACACAGATAGGCGATCTTGTGAAATTAGTGTAACACTTAACATTAATAATGACGGTACACCATGGCCAATATATATGAATGGAAAACCAGTATATTTAGATAAGGGTGAAGCAGTAATATATCTTGGAAGACAATTACCACATTATCGAGAAGAGTTTCAAGGCGACTTTTCTATGCAAGCTTTCTTGCATTACGTAGACAAAAATGGTAAAAATAAAGATCGTTATTTAGACACAAGACCTTTTTGGGGCATGCCTGATAGCACTGCAAAAAGTTGTGAATAAGGAGATTTATGATAATTAATCAATTAAAAGATAAAGATGGTTCTGGCGAAATTATATTCAATGATGATGAAATTAAGATGATAAATAATAATAAAAAAATTTTGTTATCAGCTGAAGCATTAAAACATTGTACTAATTTGTTTGTTTCTTTAGCAATGGAATGTAATAAAAATTTTAGCAAAGAAAATGCTCAGGTTATTAGCCATATGGGTCAAGATATAGAAACCAAGTAATCTTCTATTATTTAACATTTTAAGGTATAATACCTTATGCCATTAACAAAAGTAAAAATAGCTCCAGGATTTAATAAACAAGTCACTGAAACAGGTGCCCAGGGTCAATGGACTGATGGAGATAATGTTAGATTTAGATATGGACTACCAGAAAAAATTGGAGGATGGGAGCAAATAACAGGCTCTACATTAGTTGGAGCTGTAAGAGAACAAGTTATATGGGCAGATTTAGATGGTAGAAGATATGTAGCTTTAGGTTCTAATAAAGTTTTAGTAATTTATTTTGAAGGCGCATTTTATGATATCACACCATTAGACACACCAATTACTGGAGCAACTTTTACAACCGTAAACACACAGAATAAAGTTACTGTAAATAAAATAGCACATGGTCTTGAGATTGGTGATTTGTTTACGTTTACTTCTGTAACCCCACCAACTGGTGCAGGATATTTAGCGGCAGATTTTACAACAAATACTTTTCAAGTTGTAACAGTGCCTACAGTAGATACATTTACTATAACTATGGCTAGTGCAGCAGGAACATCAGTTGCTGCATCTGGGTCAGCAATTATTAATCCTTATGTAGAAGTTGGTCCTTTAAATCAAACATCAGGGTATGGATGGGGAACTGCTTCGTGGGGTGGTGCTTCAAACATTATCTCAACTCTAAATGGTTTATTACAAGATGACACTGCCGGAACTGGAGGATCAGGAACTTCGATCACACTATCTTCTGTTGTTGGTTTTCCAACTTCAGGAACAATTAAAGTTGGAGCTGAATTTATTTCATACACTGGTATTTCCACAAATGATTTGACTGGTATAACAAGAGCTGTAGCCGGTACAAGATCTGCTCATGCTAGTGGAGCTTCAGTTGAGTTTTTTACTGCATGGGGACAAGCATCACTTTCAACAAGTGTAGTCTTAGATCCTGCTTCATGGTCTTTAGACCACTTCGGAGAAAAATTAATTGCTACTATTAAGAATGGAAAAACTTTTGAATGGAATCCAATTCATTCTAATGCTGCAGCATTAACTACAAGAGCAGCAGCTGTATCTGGAGCCCCGACTCGATCAGTAATGTCTATTGTTTCTGAAAGAGATAGGCACTTAATTATGTTAGGAACAGAAACAACAATTGGAACTAATTCTACACAAGACCCAATGTTTATAAGATTTTCAGATCAAGAAAATATTTCTGATTATACCCCAACTTCAGTAAATACTGCAGGAACATTTAGAATCGATTCAGGAGTTAAAATTGTTGGTGCCGCTAAGGCTAAAGATTACATATTAATTTTAACTGATACCTCTGCTTATGTAATGCAATTTGTAGGTCCACCTTTTACTTTTTCAATTAGACAAGTAGGATCTAATTGTGGATTAATAGGACAACATGCAGTCAAGTATGTAAATGGAGCCGTATGGTGGATGGGTCAAGCTGGTGGATTTTTTGTTTATGATGGTACAGTTAAATCAGTGCCTTGTTCAGTTGAAGATTTTGTATTTACAAATGGTAGAGGAGATAATTTAGGTTTACAATATAGTGCAGGAGAACAAATCTATGTAGGTCTTAATCATTTATACGAAGAGATAAGTTGGTTCTATCCAAAAAATGGATCTGATTTAGTTGATAGAGTAGTTACTTTTAATTACACAGAAGGAACTTGGGCAACCGGATCTTTAAGTAGAACTTCTTGGCATGACTCAACATTATATGACAATCCATATGCAACAGAATTTAATCTTTCAGGTGTACCTAGTTTTCCAATAGTACAAGGAGCTACAAATATTAATGGTGCTTCTACTTATTATGCGCATGAATTAGGTAATAATGAAGTTGACTCTGCGGGAAATAAAACAGCTATTATAGCTTTTATTGAGTCTGGAGACTTTGCTTTAGGTGATGGAAATGGACAAGATTTTATGAGCATGAGAAGATTTATACCAGATTTTAAATTACTTACAGGAGATGCACAGGTAACTATTAATTTAAGAGCTTATCCTAATGATTCTTCAACATCCTCGCCTCTCGGACCTTTTTCAGTAACGAACACTACAGATAAAATAGATACTAGAGCTAGATCAAGATTTGCAAGTGTAAAAATAGCAAATACTTCTACAGATCAAAATTGGAGATATGGAACCTTTAGAGTAGATATTCAACCCGATGGTTTAAGATAATGGCTCGAGTTGACATAATTATTCCCGAACCTGCAGTAGTATATACTCAAGATAATCAAAGACAACTTTCTCAGTCTTTACAAACTTTAAAAGATAAGTTAAACACTTCTTATCAACAAGAATTAAAAAATGAAATTGAGTCATTTAATTATTTTTTATCATGACAATAAGATATAAAAACCAAGGTTTCAAACAAGCTAGTACAGGTAAGACTACTGTATTTACATGTCCTAGTGATGCAACAGTTATAGTTAAAAGTGTTTATTGTTCAAACAACGATGCATCATCAGGTGTGTTAGTAAATATGAATTTAGTAGACTCTTCTGATTCAAGCACTGAGTACGAATTTTTTAGAGATGAGGTGGCTGCAAAGTCTCAAGTAAATGCTACACCTCAAGGTTTAAATTTAGAAGCAGGTGATGCAATAACAGTTCAAGCAGCTACAGGAAGTAATACAATTCAAGGTGCAATAAGTTTTGCTCTGTTAGACAGATCACAGGAGAATGGCTAAAAAACTTTTAGGCTTGAGGCTTTGTGAACACGATAGTAACCTTTCCTTCTATGATGGAAGTAAAATTCATTATCTTAAAACAGAAAGATTATATAAACAAAAGCATCATGCATATAATAATTTATATGGATGGCAATCCGATATCCAGAAAAAATTTAACATAGAGCCAGATGAAATTGATGAGATAGCAATTGTTGTAGATCCTTGGATTTATAATTTACCTTTAGATAATGAAGAATTTTATCCAGCTATAAATTTTAATCATTTACCGATAAATAAAAAAGTCTATCGAGTGAATCATCATCTTTGTCATGCTTTGAGTTGTTGGCCTTTATATAAAACTAGACCAAAATACGAAATAATAATAGATGGTTTTGGAGATGCTAATAATGCATGGACGGTTATAATAGATAACAAAATACATAAAAGAGGCTACACAAATAAAAATGGATCTTTAGGATTAGCTATGGCTAGTGTAGGTAAAGATTTTAAAATAAATTCACCAGGACAACAAGTTTATGACATTGCAGGTAAGTTAATGGGTCTTCAATCTTATGGAAATATTTTACCAGAATTTAGAAAATCTTTAGATTACGATATTTATTCTATTAATAAATTATTTAATTTTGATAGTTATTCTACGTACAAAAAAGATAGATTGTTAGCAGAAATGCAACCTTTAGATTGGATAAGAACAGTGCACGATAAAGTATCAGATATATTAATTAATTTTTTTGAGGAAGTGACTAACAAAGATTATGATGCTGTAATATCATATTCTGGAGGTGTTGCACAAAATGTAATTTGGAACACTGCTCTTAAAAATAAATTTAAAAATTTAATAATACCACCTCATTGTAATGATGAAGGTCTTTCATTAGGGGCTATAGAATATTTAAGGGTTAAAAATAATTTACCTAAATTTAAATTAGATCATTTTCCATATGTTCAATCTGATGAGACACCAGACACAGAACCAAGTGATATCACTATTAAGCAAACAGCAGAACATTTAAAAGAAGGTAAGATAGTTGCTTGGTATCAAGGAAAGGGTGAGATTGGGCCAAGAGCTTTAGGAAATAGATCTTTATTAATTAATCCACTAATTACTGATGGTAAAAATACTATTAACAAAGTTAAAAAAAGAGAGGGTTATAGACCATTTGGTGCATCTATTTTAAAAGAATATGTAAAAGATTATTTTAACACTGATATAGAAAATCCATTTATGCTTTATGTGGGTGATGTGAATCGAGATAATTTACAAAGTGTAACACATATAGATAAAACTTGTAGGTTTCAAGGGGTAGATAAAACTAACAAAATATATTATCAATTAATAAATGAATTTTTTAAAAAAACAGGATGCCCATTAATATTAAATACAAGTTTAAATATCAATGGTAAACCAATAATGTCTAGTACAAGAGATGCAATAGATTATTTTAAAAATTCTGATATAGATATTTTAGTGATTGGTAATAAAATTTTTAAAAAATGATACAGATAGTAGAAAATTTTTTTGATGATCTTAATTTAATAGAACAAAGTTTAAAAAAAATTAAGTTGTATAGTGTTGATGATTTTAACAAAGAATTTAATACAAAACAAACTTGGCCGGGATTTAGAAGTAATTTTTTAATAAAAGAAAATATTTTTATACAAGCTTTATTTATGAAAGAATTTAGATCAAAGTTTAACTACCAAGGACATTTGAATTTAGATTTACATATTCATTTAAGATTAGCTGATGACCAACAAAAAGATTTTATTCACACAGATTTTCCAAAAAAATATAGTTCAATTGTATATCTTAATAACAACATTGATTCTGGTACAAATTTTTATGCTAGTAATTTAGACGTTCCTTTGGTAACTGTTAAGTCTGTAAAAAATAGATGTGTTTTTTTTGATTCAAGTATAAGACATGGATCAATATTAAATTATGGTAATGATATAAATGATGGAAGATTAACTATTAATGGTTTTATAGAATAATGGCTAAACAAAAATTTACACATTTCGTACCTAGAGACAAACCTAAAAAGAGACCTCGCAGACATACAAAAAATTTAAATAAAAAAAAGAAGTTGCAAAATAATAAAAAATATAATAGACAAGGACGGAGACCAAAATGAGTGATATAATAAAAATACCAGCAGAAGCAAAAGAAATTATTAAAAATAAAAGGACTGGTAAAGTATATGCTAGTAAAGTTGATTTTGATAATGATGTTGCTGACCCCAATACTGACACTACTGTGGATGACTTTAGGCAAGACCTTGAAATTAAAGTTACAAGAATTGGTGAAATGGGTGCGCTAACTAAAAAATAATGAAACCAAGAGGCGCAACTGAAATTCAAATGGAAATGCTTGAAAAGCATGTTTCAAAAGAATTACTAGATCAAGTACAAATCTGTACATCTATACCTGGTAAAGTCCCAATAGATCCAAATAAGGTAAATATACTTTGGCAAAAAAATTCTTGGGATCAAGGAAATCTACAACCTTTTTTTAGAGATAAATCAAGACATGGTGAATATGATTGGTATGTATTTAATAGTCATTGGAACTATGAAAAATTTAGATATTTTTTTGATATACCTACGGAAAGATCTGTTGTTATAAAAAACGGTATAGCCCATTTTCCTATTAGAAAAATTTATAAAAAAGGTTCTCAAGTAAAGTTAATACATCATTGTACTCCATGGAGAGGTCTAAATGTTTTACTTAGAGCAATGCAAGAAATAAAAAACCCTAATATTATACTAGATGTATATAGTTCTTCACAAGTCTATGGAGACGAATTTAAAAAAAATCATGATGAAGAATTTAAACCTTTATATGAACAAGCTGAAAATTTATCTAATGTAAATTACATAGGATATAAACCAAATGAATACATTTTAGAAATGATGCCAAATTATGATATGTTTGTTTATCCAAGTATATTTGAAGAAACATCATGTGCATCAGCTCTTGAAGCATTAGCCTCTGGAGTTCATGTTATAACAAATAACTTTGGTGCTCTGTATGAAACATGTGCAGAATGGCCTGTCTATGTAAATTATACAAATGATTATGAAAGTATGGCAATAGCAACTAGTAATGCTATAGAGGTTGCAGCAGGATATTTGCATGAGAATTTTATGCAAGATCATTTAGAGGAACAACAAAAATTTTATAAAAGGTTTTACAATTGGAATAAAAAAGGAATAGAGTGGACAAATTTTTTGAAAGGGGCTATTAGTGAAAGAAACAATAAATAATGATACTTACCAAACTTTAAAAGAATTAAAGATAGAATCTAAATCCCAACAAAAAGCCTCAACACCCTTATGGAAAGATAATAAAAAAGATAAAGATACCATATCTTTATTTGTTGCAACTCCTGTGCATAGTGAATGTTCTATTCATTACACACAAGCATTATTAGAGTTACAACAATTTTGTTTAAAAAATAAAATTAAAATTACATTTTCTTTAGTCAAATCTTCTTTAGTTACACAAGGTAGAAATTTATGTGTAGCTGGTTTTTTGGAGTCTAATTTTTCACATATGTTATTCATAGATTCAGATATATATTTTAATTCAGATTCAATACTAGAAATGATTAAGAAAGATAAAGATATTATTTCAATACCATACCCTTTAAAAACTATTATGTGGGAAAAAACTATAGAAAAAATTAAGGAAGGATCTATAAAAAATATTCAACAACTTAAGTCTTCATTCAATACTTACCCAATGAAAGTAAAAAATGATAAAGATATTAGAGTTGATAATGGAGTTATAGAAGTAACTCATAGCCCTACTGGCTGTATGTTAATTAAAAGATCTGTATTTGATAAAATGATTAAAGCTTACCCAGAAAAAAACATAGTACAAAAAACCGTGATAAATGGTAAGTATATTGATAGACCAAATATGTGGAATTTTTTTGACACGCTTCACGATCCAGTTGAAAAAACATTTCTAGGTGAAGATTTTTCTTTTTGTAAATTATGGACAGATTTAGGAGGAAAATGTTATGCCTTTATAGATCATCCTATTGTTCATATTGGAGAACATCAGTACGAAGGACGGTTCAGTGATGAGTTGAAACCCACTGAGTAAAATGGTAATATTGTCTATAATTAAATATATAGACTATGGATCCATTTACACTAGCATTAGCCACATTTGGCGTTCAAAAACTTAGAGGCAAATCCACAAAAAGAGCATTAAGAGATGCTGCTATTGTCGGTGGTGGTTCTTATGCTATAGGCGCAATAAGTGGAGGAGCTGGGGGTATTGGACAAGGTGCACCTTTTTCAAGTTTAGGTTTTGGTTCTCAAACTTATGGTGCTACTCAAGGATTAAAAACAATACCAGGATCTGAACTTTATGGTAAACAATTTATGAACCCAGAAAAAGTAGCTACAGTAGCAAAGTCTTCACCTCTATCTGAAGCAGTAGTTGGAGGAGAAACAAAAAAAGGTATAGCTGCTAACTTACTACAAAAAGCAAAAGATAATAAATTTCAAACTGCAATATTAGCTTCAAGCGTTTTACCGTTACTACAAGATGAGGAAGAAATAGAACCTCCATTCACAGAACAAGATTATACAGATGAGTACAATAAACAAGCAGCTAAATTAAAAGGTGCATTTGTACCAGCAGAAAACACTATGCCTACAAGAGATGAGACTTATGGAAGTAATATGTTTTATGCAAATCAAGGTGGCCTAGCAACTGCTGTACCAAAATTTAATAAAGGGGGTGTAAATTATTTACCTTCTAAAACTGACCATAATGAAAATGACCTTAATAACTATGTAAGAGCTGAGGGTTATGTTGAAGATGGTTCAGGAAACGGAAATAAAGATGAAGACACAATGCTAGCTCAATTAGCTGATGGAGAGTTTGTATCAAGAGCAGACGCTGTATTAGGAGCTGGTATTTTATCTGGAGGAGATCCTAAAAGTTATAGTAGTATGAGAAAAGCTGGTGCTGGTTTCTTTTACGATCAACAAAAAAAATTAAAACGAATTTATGATTTAGTCGATGCAAGCAGAAAAGATAATTAAAAATGATATTGAAGTATTGCCAATTATACCTTCTAAGGTAGAGGATATTTGGTCATTAGTTCATTTTCTAATTGCAGAAGCTTTAGTTTACAGTGGTAAATACGCAGAACCAGAAGATATAAAACAATTACTTCTTTCAGGAGAAAATCAATTGTTTTTAATATTTGGGTCTGAAGAAGGTGATACAAATAAAGTTTATGGTGTAGTTACAACAAGAATATTTGAAAACCCTAACTTTAAAGAATTACAAGGTTTAATATGTACGGGGAAAAAAATGAATTTATGGGAAGATAAATTAATAAATACTTTAGAAAAGTTTGCTAAAGTAAATGGATGTAAAAAAGTTAAAGCATACATGAGACCTGGATATAAAAAAGTTATGACTAAATATGGTTATAAATCTAGACATGTTGAATTTGAGAAGGAGTTAAACTAATGAGTATTTTTGGTGGTGGTGGAGGAGGTGGTTCTTCTAGTTCAGGAACACAAACTCAAATTGCAAGAGAAGCACCTGGAGTTGAGGCTAGAAAACTAACTTTATATGATGAAGCAGCTAACTTAGCTAAAAAACCTGTATCTTTACCTGGTATTCAAGTTGCACCAATTAGTGCTTTAGAAAAAGCTGGTATAGCTCAAGCAGGTAAAACAGGAGTAGGTGCAAGTGCAGTTACTTCTGGTATTGCTTCAGCAGCAGCAGGGATGCAAAATCCAAACATTGGACAATTTTTAAATCCTTACCAACAATATGTTACAAATGAAATTGGAAGACAAGGACAAATAGCACAAAACCAATTAAGTGCTTCCGCTATTGATGCAGGAGCTTTTGGTGGTGGCAGACAAGGAGTTCAACAAGCAGAATTACAAAACAGAACTTTACAAGCTATGGGTCAAGCGCAAGCACAAGGTTTTCAAACTGCACTAGGTGCAGCACAAACTCAAAGGCAGCAACAATTAGCAGGCGGACAATTATTAGGTCAGTTAGGCGGGCAACAACAAGCTATGAGTCTTGCAGATATAAATGCACAGATGCAAGCAGGGGCGTTACAAAGAGGTATTGGTCAACAAGCACTCGAGGCGCAAAGACAAACTGCATTACAAAGATCATACGAGCCATATCAAAGAGTTGAATTCTTAAAAGGTATTATGACTAATTTACCTACTACACAGAGTACACTTACAGCAACCACGGCTCCTGGAGCTAATCCTTTAGCACAAGCAGCAGGAACAGCTTTAGGTGGTTATGCGGCTTATAACATGATGCAACCGAGGTAGCTATGGATAAAGTATTAACTAGAAAAATGTTTAAGGCTAGATACTTTAAATCTTTAAAGCCAACTATAAAACATTTTCAAGCTGGTGGATTAGGTTCTTTATCACCGAAAGAAAAAGCTATTTATGCCGCAACTTTAGCGGCACCCTTACTGCAGGCAAAAGGTGAAGGTATTGGTCCTGCACTATCAGCATTAGGAGAAGGTGTTGGAAAATTACCAGCAACTATTTTATCTGTAGAAAAAGCAAAAGGTTCAGGAAAAAGTGTTAGGACTTTAACAGATAAAGAATTAGTTGCTTATAATTTACCTAAAGGGACGGTAGCTCAAGTAGATGGAACAGGAAAAATATCAGTTGTGTCAAAACCATCAGCTGAATCAATTAAACAAATTCAAGGTAGTAAAAGAGTAAGAACTATTTTATCTAGAATTGGTGATGACTATTATAAATTAGGTAAGCCAGTAGGGTTTGGTGATTTAGGAAGAATAAGAGCATCTATTGGTAAAGTAGGAGGCTCACAATTTTCAAAAGACTATGGTGCTTTTAAAAGTAGAATACAACAAGCAACTTCATTTGTAACACAAGCAATCTCTGGTGCTGCAGTATCAGAACAAGAAGCAGAAAGAATTACAAAACTTATTCCACAGGTAGGTGATACTGAAGCTACGTTTGAAGCAAAGTTACAAGCATTAGATAGTTACTTTGCAGATGCTATTGCAATTGCAGAAGATAATAATGCAGACTTTACTACTGCCTTAGAAATTATGGAGGCTTCTGGAAGAGGTGCTTCTAACTATATTGATTTAAGTGAAGGTGTTACCATTAAACAATACGATGGTAATAAATATGATGTTAGTGCAAATTAAGGATTTATATGGCAGAGATAGTTGTACAAGGAAATACATTTAAAATTAAAGGGACTGAGCCTACTCCAAAAGAACAGATAGCTATTGATTCTGTTTTAGCAGCTAAAAAAGCTGAAGGTAAAGGTGGATTAAGTTTTGATGATGAGATGAAACTTATGATCACTCCTGAAGATGTTTTATCTGATGCACAAAAAGGAAAGTATAATAAAGATACAGAAAGTTTTTTAGCAAGTCCAGACTTTATGAGAATAGTAACAGAGGTAGGTTTATCTATTGCTGGTGGTATTGCAGGTGTTGCTGCGGCTCCGTTTACTGGGGGTTCTTCTTTAGTTGGCACAGGATTATTAGCAGCGAGAGTTGCTAGAATAGCAAGGCCACTTTTAAATTTAAGTAAAAATAAACAAAGATTAATTGGAGGAGTAACCGGTGCAGGACTAGGGGGTGGAGCTGGTGCAGCTATATCTCAAACATTTGATCCAAAAGAAAGTATTGTAAGAGAAGTTGCAAGAGGAACAGCTCAAGGTGCTTTTGGTGAACTACTTGGTTTTGGTATGGCTGGAGGTTTAGCTAAAGTTTATAATAAAGTTACTGGACTTTCAATTAAAACAATTGACGGTGCTCAAGATGTTATTAAAGGTATAGATATAGATAAAAAATTTTACAAAGAAATAGTTAAAGTAAAAGAAACAGGAAAACTTCCATCAAAAGAAACTTTAGATAATTTAGTTGGTAAAAATTTAAGTGCAAAAGAATTAAAAACGGCACGAGTTTTAACTCCAACGCAAAGAACTATTTTAGAAAGTAAAGATTTAGTTGATGAGGTTTATGATAGCGCTCAAAAAGCTAACCCAGATTTTTTTAAATACAAAAAAGATGTATTTGGTAAAGCTGGTAAATATGCTTTTGAAAAAGCAAATATTATCGCAGGTAAACTTACACAACAACCAGGTGTTGAGTTAGCTAGTTCACTATCTGCTGCATCTATTGGTGGTGCAGGTTTTATAAGAAGTTCCGAAGGTTTTGGTAGATTAATGACAATAGAATCTATTGATAATTTTACAAAAGTATTAACAAAAGATTTACCTAAAATTGATTATGATGTTGCTGCAGATGGGGTTACAGCTTTTTTACAATCACAAATTAGAGGTGGTAGAGAGATATTTGAAAGTACTAAGGATAAATTATATATGGATTTATATAAAAAAGTAGATGATGTAATTCTTAGATCAGATGGTTCTTACAATCCTGCTTATAATGTGCAGATTGGTACTGAAAAAGTTTCACCTACGATAAAAGTTTTTAATGATAGAATTAATGATTTTGAAGAGGTACCTAACTTATTTAAATATATTAATAAAACTGTATCAGATAATGCAAGAGGTGTACAAGATGAAGGTATAGAAAAAATTACTGCTATGGTACAAAATATGGGGCGTGAAACAGATTATAGTAATTTTGCAAGAGTATATTCTGCTATTGGTAAAATGAGAGTAGGGGGAACACCTGCCGATGCTGTTAAAGCAGAAGTTAGAAAAAGAATGGAAGCAATGTTAGCTAATTCTCCATTACCTGCTTCAGTTAATAGAGCTAGAAGAATTGCTACTGATTTTAATAGATTAGGTAATGAAGCATTTCAAGGTAAAGTTGTAAGTGATTTATTGAAAACAGATTTTGGACAAGAAAGACTATACAAAAATATTATAGGTGCAGGTAAGCCTAGTTTTTTTAGAGCCTTTCAAGAAAGCATAGAAGCTGGTACTAATAAAATAAAAGTAGGTGGTAAAAAATATAATTTATTTTCTGGTAAGGTAAAGTTAGCAAATGGTGTAGTTCCAGATAGCACAGCAATTCAAGGAGCATTACAAGGACAATTTTTCAAAGATTTTTTAAGAAGCAGTGTAAATAAAGAAGGTCAGTATTTTAAACTAGATTCTAGAAAAGCAGAAAAATTTTTATCAGATTATAAATGGTTAATGGGAGATGATCCTATTACAAAAAAACCAGTTGGTTTTTTATCACAATCACAAATTAAAGGAATTAAAGATTATGTAAAAAGAATTTCAGCTGTAGAAGGTAAAATTAAACCTCCAGGAGCTGGAGGAACTAGTGGAGACATGCTTGTACAAATGAAACAAGCAGGTGCTATATCACAAATAGTTGGTGTAGTTGGTTTTGGTACAGGTACAATTGATCCTGGTGCTGCAACATTTTTTGTAGTAGGACCTGCTGCATTAGCTTATGCGATGTCAAGGCCTGCAACAACTAAAGCTTTAATGAATGGTTTAGGTAAAGGTAATAAAGGTATTGATAGCTATCAAGCTTTAACAAGATATATTGGACAATTAGGAAGTGCTTTAGTTTCAGAAGGTATTGTTGGGCCTGCAGAGGCAAAAGCAGCAATAGATAAAGTTGAAGGAAACAAAGAAGCTTACGAACAATATTTTAAAACAGGTATTATGCCAGGTGCTCCTGCTAAAAGAGAATTTGATCCAGAGAATGCACCTGCAATTGAAATAGATCCTTATTTACAATCTGGAATACGACCAGAAGGCACAGGACAAAGAGCAGGTTCAATAGTACAATCTGGATCTAGTGTTCCTTTACCAAACATACAAACATCAAACTTACCCTTTGGTGGACAATCTAATGTTCAACAAGCCCTAGCTTTAGATACTATTAAACCTTTTAATCAAGGAGGGATAGTCAGTGCCAAGAAAAGCTTCTAGTAAAGATATACTTGCTCATCAAAGAATGGATGATCATGAGAAGTTATGTAGAATTATGCAAGAAGAAACTAATAGAAAAATAAATGATGTTCATCAAGACATACATAGACTTGAGAAAATAATGATAGCATCTACAGGATTTTTAATGACAACAATGTTAGGAATAATTGTTGCTCTTATTTTGAAATTAAACTAAAAGACCTTGTGCGTCTTGTTAGAGAAAATAATTCATTTTATATTACCGATTTAAAACTCGAAAAGAAATATGAGTATGCTAAGTATACTCGAGACAACGACCTCGGCTCAC